GACATTCGCTGCCGCATGGACTGCTGAAGGCGGTTCTCGCACAGAGACCACTGGCTACACAACTTCTTTGAACACCATCCCAACCCATGAGCTTTATGCTTTGGTTGATATTTCTGGTGCATTGCTCGAAGACAGCGTGTTTGATCTGGAAGCTGAAATGAACACTGAATTTGCAGAGCAATTTGCAAAAGCCGAAGGCGCAGCGTTCTTGACAGGTAATGGCACAAACAAACCAACAGGTATCTTGGACGGCACAACAGTCGCTTCAACAACTGCTGCTGCTGCTGCTGCAATCGCAACAGATGACCTGATGGACTTGGTACACGGCCTTCAGTCTGAGTATGCCCGTAACGCAGCATTTATGCTGAACCGGACAACTCTTGGTGAAATCCGCAAGCTGAAAGATACTGCTGGTCAGTACATCTTCCAGACTGGTTTCTCCGGTCAATCTGGCCTCCCAAATACCATTTTGGGCCACGCCTATGTTGAAGCTGTAGACATGGCTGACATCGCTGCCGCTGCTAAACCAGTGGTATTCGGTGACTATCGCCGTGGTTACATGATCGTTGATCGTGTGGCACTCTCAGTTCTGCGTGACCCCTATTCACAAGCATCCACAGGCAACGTGCGTTACATCGCTCGCCGCCGCGTAGGTGGTGAAGTGGTATTGGCTGAAGCCATGCGCGCACTGAAAATGGCTGCTGCCTAAGCAACCAAGGGGAGGGCTTAACGGCCTTCCCCATTCCTTTCTTGGAGATTTGATATGAAGATTATGATGGTTAAAAGCGCCGCTGGGATCAACCGGGAGGATGGTGCATCCACCAAACGCTTTATGGCTGGTGAAGAATATACAGCAACAGAGGCTTGGGAGAAGAAAGTCCTTCAGGGTTTTGTTAAATCGGGACTTGCGAACGAAATTGGTGGAAATGCTGCTGTTCCTGAGACCAAGGCAAAGAAAGCTGCTCCCAAAAAGAGCGCCAAAAAGTCCTAATAAATTAAAACGGAGATAGGCTAATGAGTGGTTTGAAGATTGTTACCGGGCCAGCCGTAACGCCTGTCAGCCGGACAGAGGCGCGTAATCACTTGCGCCTTGATGACGATGTGGATGACAGCTTGGTTCGCGCCTATATCCAAGCCGCAACTGATTGGGCCGAAAACTACACAGGACGCTTCCTTGTTAGCCGCACTTGCCAGATGATGTTGGATGGTGCGCGTGAGCTTGAAAGCCCCCTATGGGAAGGTATGAGAACAGGCCCGTCCAACGTAGCTTATTTAGATCACATTGAGCTTGCAGCGGCCCCGGTAATTTCTGTGGAAAGCATCAAGTATTATTCTGACGATGATACCCAATACACTTGGGCTGCATCAAATTACTTTGTAGATACATTTTCAGAGCCAGCGAAAGTTGTCCTTCGGGATGGTGGGACTTATCCAACCGATCTTAGGGCCGCAAACGGTTTAGAGATTAATTTCACAGCCGGATACGGAAGCAATCCAAGCGCAGTCCCAGAGGCTATTAAAGTTGCTATCCTGCAATATATTGCTTTTCTTTACGAACACCGGGGAGACAATGAAGCTGGGATGCAATCTCCGCCTGTATTGAGGGCTTTATTGGACCCATACAGAGTTTTGCGCTTCAATACTTCAGCCTATAACAAGATGCTTAAAACAGGGTCGATTTAATGGGTATCGGGGCAATGAGGTTTAGAATTCAACTTCAATCCAAGGCTGAAACAAGTGATGGCGGCGGCGGCGCAACTATCGCATGGACTAAAATTGCAGATATGTATGCAGACATAAAGCCTCAGAGCGCCAAGGAGAGCGCATTTGGGCAGGACAATCAGCTCAGACAAGTTATACGGCACAAAATAACAACACGTTATCGCAGGGGCGTTATAGCGGCTGACAGAATAATTTATAATTACATTGAAGACGGGGTGTCTGGCACTCGCACATTCAATATTCGGGGCGTTTTGAACATAGACAATCGCTCAAAGTATATTGAATTTGATTGCGAGGAGGGCGTCCCGACATGACCATTAGAGCCGCAACCAAAAGAATAAACAAATCACGGATTGTGATGTCCAAATATGAGAAGCAAGTTGAAAGCATCATAGAACGTGGTGCCAATATGGTTAGGAATACAGCGGTCAAATCTATCCAACAGCACGGATCATCTGGAAGGACATATGGGAAGCACACTGCGTCAGCCCCCGGCAAGCCTCCAAATAGTGACACTGGGTATTTGGCCAGCAATATTTTTATTCAAAAAGATGTTGATGATAAGGGTGCAAGTGTAGAAAGCCGCGCTGACTATTCAGCTCCTTTGGAGTTTGGCACTAGAAATATGAGGGCGCGTCCTTTCCTTCAGCCAGCCCTTGAGGAAAACAGAAAAAAAATAATTGCGATGTATGCAAAATTAAAAGCTAGAGGTGTCTGATGTCATTGCACTCATGGGAACTTCAAAAGGCTATATTTTCCACACTTGATGGCAATGTTACTGGGGTAAGCGCTGCCGCAGTAAGTATTTTTGATGACCCTCCACAGAATTCAACATATCCATATGTGTTGATTGGAGAGGAAACTACAGCGAACAGCGGCACCAAAACAAAGGATGCTATTGAGCACACAATAACAATCCATGTGTGGTCGCAATATCGCGGGAAACGTGAGATCAAAGAAATTATGGAGAGTGTATATGAAAACCTCCACAATACTGATATAACTGTATCAGGTGCATCGCTAGTGAACTGCCGACAAGAGTTCAGCACAACACTAGCAGAAAATGATGGCATAACACGGCACGGGGTAATGAGGTTCCGCGCCGTTGTGTTTGATAACTAAGGAGTGATAACATGGCGGCTCAAAAAGGCTCTGCCCTGCTTTTAAAAATTGGTGCGGCTGCGGATGGCGCTGCATCTGCGGATACTTACACAACAGTCGGTGGCTTGCGTTCAACATCAATCACGATGAACCAAGAGACTGTAGATATTACCAACAAGGACAGCGCAAATGCGCGTGAGCTGTTAGCTGATGGAGGCGTTGAAAGCGTTTCCGTTTCTGGTTCTGGCGTATTTACTGATGCGGCTTCTGAAGCAACACTGCGCACGGCATTTGGTGGCGCTGATATTCCAAACTTTGAGGTAATTATTCCTGATTTCGGTACATATCAGGGCAAGTTCCACATCGCCTCTTTGGAATATGGCGGCGAATATAATGGTGAAGTAACCTACTCTGTAACTCTTGAGAGTTCTGGATCGGTTGCATTTACCTCTGCATAAGGAATTTATGAATGGCTTGGATTAATGCGACTGTCGAATTTGATGGTGTTTCGTATTTAAGCCATCGTAGGGGCGTCATTTTTGTGGTGCCTTGTTCCTCTGGCCTTGAGGTTGGTGACAGCTTCAAGGCCGATGGCTCTCAATTTGAGGTGCTTAAAGCTGTTGATTTACATGGTCGCGGCGAAGTTTTTGTAATGGATGTAAAGGAAGTCAAGAATGACAAACCCAAAGCGCGGCGAAATACAAATAAAGCTGGGAAGCTACAAATGGAAAGCCAGAGTGACGATGGACGGTCTGGCGAGGATTGAAACAGCCTGTGGCTGCGGCATCCTTAAAGTTTTGCAGAAGCTATCAGAGGGCGATCTAACTACATCTGAGATGTGCTCTGTATTGCTCCCAATCATTCGCGCTGGCGGCAATGATATTCAAGTGAAAGATGTTCAAAAGGCAGTCTGGTCAGGTGGCTTGGCTGAGGCAATGAAGGTTGTCGGTGAAGTTCTTGCAACCGCTTTGAGTGGTGGGCAAGATGAGGGAAACGTGGAGACGGCGGGGGAGTAGCGGCAGAAGAATTCCCTTGGGACGATTATATGCAAATCGCTCTGGGGAAAATGCAAATCAGGCCCAAAGACTTTTGGGACATGAGCTTGCAGGAATTCAATGCAGCACTCAACGGATTTGCAGAGTTCCATTCTGGGGGCAAGCCGCCGCCTCTTGGCAGGGATGAACTTGAGAAGCTAATGGAGTTAAACCCAGACTAATGGCTACAACAGTTGACACCCTCTTAGTCCGTATCGAAGCGGATATGTCCGATCTCAAGCGAAGCCTTAAAAAGGTTGAGCAAGACGTTGATAAATCAAGTCGCGGGATAGGAAATTCTTTCAAGAAAATTGGCGCTGCTATGAAAGGTGCTGTTGCGGCTATTGTAGTTCAACAGGCTTTCAAGGCTGGTGCGGCTCTTGTGAAATTGGGTTCTGACGTTGAAGAAATGCAGGGCAAATCCAAAGTCGTTTTTGGAAAGTTTAGAGATAATGTTGTTCAAGAACTTGAAGCATTTGGGGACGCTGTTGGGCGTTCTACTCATGAGCTTGAGGGAATGGCGTCATCTATTCAAGACACCTTTGTTCCAATGGGGTTTGCCCGTGGTGAAGCTGCAAATCTATCTGTAGAGCTTACCAAGCTGGCTGTTGATGTTGCATCATTCAATAACGCTTCTGACACAGAGACAATGGCTGCATTTCAGAGCGCTTTGGTTGGCAACCATGAGACAGTTCGCCGTTTCGGTGTAATTATTACTGAGGCAACACTAAGCCAAGAATTGATGCGGATGGGCATTGAGAAAGGTACTAAGGCGGCAACTGAAGCTCAAAAAGTCCAAGCCCGTTTGAACCTTATTACACGAGGAACAACTGACGCTCACGGAGATGCTGCGCGAACATCTGGGAGCTTTGCCAACCAGTCACGGGCTTTAATGGCTGAGTTGAGCGAATTGGGTGTAATTCTTTCTGAAATATTGCTTCCATTCGTTACCAAAGTAACATCTGAGCTTTTGAAGGCCGCAAGAGGGGCAAAAACTTTTCTTGAAGCGATTGGACTGCTTAGTAAGTACACCAAAGATGTCGGGGGTATGGATGCGCAGATACAGGATTTGACTGCGAGCATTGAGACCCTAGAAAAACAAGGTAAAGAGCAAACTTGGATAGACTACTTTATGTCCTTTGGGAAAGATATTCAGCTTACCATAGACTTGCAAAAAAATCTTTTGAATACATTAGTCGCGGATCGTCAAGCTGCATTGGACGAAATGGCCTTGCAAAATAGGGAAATGGCATTTGCAACAGATACCGCGCCACCCCCCAGCGGTTCTTCTGGTTCAACAAGCGAAGATGATCCTGAACTTAAAAAACAGAACGCTGCTTTTAAAGAGCTGAAAGATGGTTACAGAATTCAAATGGATTTGGAAAAAAAGCTGCGTTTTGCTAGAAAACACCGGGGGGATGATGAGATACTTCATGCGCTTGCAAGTATTGAGCTGCAAAAGCTAACAGAAAAATTTGGTCTTGTTAACGAGCAACTTCTGGAAAGGCAGGCTCTTGAAATTGCTGCTAACACATTGGCGGAAGAGAACAGAGCTAAAGCTGTGCAAGAGGCTGCTGATGCAAAGGCGAAAGCTGACGAAATTGAACAGGCATTTAATGCTTCTGTTGAAAAAGGTATTGGCTTTGTAAGGCAGAACATTGATTTAGCTTATCAATACGAGCAAATTCAAGCTGATCTTAACAAGGCAAAACAAGCTGGCAAGATTACCGAAGAGGAATATGCTAAGGCTTTGGCGATTACCAAGCAACAAATCCTTGAGCTAGACCCGCTTTATAAACAGCTCACAGACCGTGCTAATCAAGCCTTTGATACAATGGCTGACAGCCTTACTGACATGGTTATGAGTGGGAAGTTCGATCTGAAATCATTGGGCGATCTATTTAAGCAAACTGTCAGAGAAATGATAGCTGATGCCCTAAAAGCTCAAATTATCAAACCGATTTTGGGAAGCATATTTGGTGCAATTGGCGGCTCTATTGGCGGCACTTTTGGAAGTTTTATTAGCGGAATAGGTACTTCGGCTGATGGAGGCAACCTTAACTCAGGTGTACCTCAAATCGTGGGCGAAAGAGGCCCGGAACTTATAGTTCCAAAATCAGCCTCAACCATTATGAATAATCACAACACTAAGAACGCATTGGGCGGCGGCGGCGCTACAGTGGTCAATCAGACCATTAATGTAGATACAGGGGTGGCTCAAACAGTTCGTGCAGAAATGATGTCTTTGCTCCCGCGCTTCAAACAAGATACAATGGCCGCAGTTGTCGATGCCAAACGGCGCGGCGGCTCTTACGGTTCAGCATTTGGGTGATACATGGCTCTAATTACAATGCCCTCCAGTCCTGCGTTTCAAAAGTCCGAATGGGGCATTAGAAGAGCCGTGGCTGTTTCAGAAAGCCCTTTCACAGGGAAGCAACAAACATACAAATATGCTAAGGCGTGTTGGTATGCGACCCTTAGCTTGCCTCCAATGAAGCGTGAACAGGCTGCTGAATGGCAATCTTTTTTTATGATGTTAGAGGGACGCGCAAACACTTTTTTGCTTGGCGATCCTGATGCGAAGTCAGTTACGGGTGGCAACGATCCATCCTCAGTTTCCGTAGCGTCTGGAGCTGCTATAGATGCAACTTCGGTAAATTTGACCATTGGGTCAGGTAAGAAAATAAACAAAGGAAGTTATATCCAGTTTGGGACAGGCGCAGACAGCCGTTTGCATATGGTTGTTGATAATAATACGGGCAATGGGTCTGTAACTATACAACCCCCACTGAAATCGGCTGTCACGACTTCTACTGCGGTTAATATAACCAATGCCAAAGGAGTTTTCCGAATGGACAGTAACGATCTTACATGGTCGGCAAATGAGTTATCTGTTTATGGCATAACATTTTCCTGCATGGAGGTCGTATGAGCCGATCTATTAATGCTAGTCTTCTGAGCGCACTTA